ATACTGTTGCACTGGTTGATAACGCACCTGCTTGTCCTGATCCTACTGCACCTTGAATACTGCCTGAAACTTGTGATCCACCTGTGAGAGCTAATGTTTCGTTTGTTGTACCACTTGATCCAGTTGCATCTAATACTTGTGCAATTACTCTAGAAGATGCTAAATTTTGTTCGGCAAGAGATGCTCCTTCTACTGCAGCTATTCTAGTATCTGCTGATGTTTCTGAAGCTGTTAAAAGAGCCACTTTAGAAAATAAAAGTGGTGTTATGTCTGGATTAAAAGCTCCCATCACAGCTGCTGCTGCTGTTACTGTAACTGTACCTACACTTCCTGTTAAACCAAATCCAGTTATTGATGTATCTATTTGAGCTTCAACTGTACCAAGAGCAGAAGTACCTTCAACACCTGTAAGAGTTAGTGAGCTATCTGCAGAAGGTGTAACAGTTCCTACTGAACCTGTGGCTGAAACACTTTCTAAGTTTTCTGTTGGTTGCTCTTCTACATCATTTACTATACCTGTGGCACTTACACCTGTTAAAGTAGTATCAAGTTTTACTTCAACAGTTCCTATAGAACCTGTGCCTACGACACCTGATACGGATATTATTGGTGTTACCCTACCATATCGTGCTGTACCATACGTACCTGTACCATACAGTGCGTCATTTGCACCAAAGGTAGACATATTAAGCTATTCTTATAATAGCATTACTTGCGTCAGCTGCAGGAAATGATACAGTAAAATCACCTGCTGTAGATGCTACAGTTCCACCAAAACTAATAACAGCTATAGCTTTATTACTTTGACTTGAGTTATAGATAATTGCTCCTGATGCTGAAACAGTAGCATTTGAAAAAGTTGTATCAGCAAAGTCTAATATAGCTGTTGTTCCTGAAGTACTAATAGTTGCACTACCTAATGTGTTACCACCTGTTGAATAGTTTGTACCAGATGCTTCATCAGAGTTTCCTGTTACATCTGAATAATTAGTTGTGGCTGCACCATATGTTCCTGATTCACCTGATTTAATCAAGGCAAGTTTAATTGTGTTTGTATCTAAATCGTGTGTGCCACCTAAGAGTTCACCCTTAAAAGATGTACACATTGCAGTTGTAACACCCATTTTATTCCCTCTGTAAAATTACTTTGTTAAAAGAAAGGGCAAGTTGCCCTGCCCTCTCTAGTTATATGCTTATATTAAGCAAGTAGATCTCTATCTACTTCAGTAGCTCTGTCTACAGCACCATGATCATTACAATCAATCACAGTTGCGTAAACTCTTAATCTACCTGTGGCAGCAGCTGCCCCTGCAATCGTACAATCAATTGTATCGGCTGTGCCAATAAACTGAGTGTAAGTTGAAGCAGAACCAGTTCCTACTACGTTGGTTTGACCATTTGAACCTGCAGCACAAAAACCTGTAGAAGTTATGTCTGCGCCATCAATGATGTCATCACCTTCACCAAAATCCATATCTAATGTACAGCTTGAAGTAAAAGCTTTCATTACTTCAGCACCTGCATTAAGAACAAGTGTTCCTGCAGGAATCTCAAGCATTTGAAAGACATCTCCATCAGCAATAGTATTACCTGCTGCTATAAGAGCATCTATATCTAAATACTCTTGGATTGTTCTTACTACGTGTGTACCTGATTGTGTAGGTATACCTGCAACGACATTAGCACCAACGCCAGTGGTGGATTTAGCTGTTAAATCAAAAGTAGCCATTTGTTAATCCTCCTTTAAGCTGCGTTATATTTAGCAGTTACAATAGCTTCTGGACGAAGTATCTTTCTGCCATATAGATGCATACCACGAACAATGTCAGCAAAGCTGTCAGGATCACGATATGTTTCTGTTTTACTTAACTGCTCTGCAGTTGCTACAGCAGAACCATGACCTGCAACAATAACACCAAAGTTACTGTTCTGATTAGCAGTTCCTGTAGTTCCCGGACCAGTTCCAACAGCAGGTAAGTTACTAGATACATAAACTCTAAAACCTGCTAAGTTGTTTATTACAAGTCCATTCTTTAGAGAAGCTTCAGCAAAATCAGCATTTACCAACTTTGAGTTCTCATCAGAAAGAAGCTCCATAAACACTGGGTCTATTACAAGCCATCTGTCTTGTGAATCAACCTGCTGTTGATTTAACAACCTGTTCATTCTGTTGATGATTACCATTGGAGTTACTGCGGCTGTAGAAACAGCAGTAGCACCACCCGGTTGATTTTGCACAGGAATTGAGTGATCACCTGCAGATGATGTTGTAATATTTCCAAATGAATCTTTTCTTAACTTCATAGAAGTAAGAAGTTCATCTGATCCTGCAGTTGAAACAGCTTTAGTTCCATTAACTTGATCATTAGCTGTGCTTGCAACAGTGCTTAGTGATGATTGTTTAAAACCACTTAAATAACCAAGAACTTCTTGATCATATTGATCAGACAATCTATATGCAGCTCTGTCAGTTGCTAATTGCATGAAGTTTACATGACTGTGAGCTTCTTCAATATCGTCCATTTTAAAAGCATAATAGTTTGCTTTATCAACGACAAGTTGGAAGTCCTCATCATCTAAATCTTGTGCAGTTACGTTAGTACCTCTAGCGTACTCTTTTACTGAAATTTCTGGTTCTTTGATAATCCTGACTGTATCGCCTTGATTAGCAATTTCTCCAAAATAATCAGAGTTAGTTATATCTCCAACAACAGTTGACTTACGAAATGCAAGCTGTACCTGTTTGGAATAGATTATTGGCGAAAAATTACCATTAGGTAAATTGCCATAACCTGAAGTTGTTTGAAAAGCCATAATAAAATCCTCCTATTGCTTGGCTTATTTAAAAGCTAAACACCTTAGAAGAGGCTATATTTTCTAGAGTGCATATAACAGCAAGATAGCAAGTCTTAAAGTTTATGGGTCTATACTTATATAGGTAGTCTTTTATTAGTTTAGTCTTCTTATTACTTATACACAAAGGTAGTCTATATTAGAGGCTTTGTGTCTAAGGGTTAGTTATACAGATAAAATACTTTTTGTCAAGAACTATCTTGCACTTCCTGATAAATCATAGATTATTTTACCAGATCTGTGAGCTTCAGTAATTTTATCAGCATTCTTTGCGTACTCTGCATCACTCATTTTAGCAATGTCAGATTCTCTAATCTTGTCACTAGATTCAGTAGGATCTACTTTTGTTTTAGATCCCCTATCTACCAACGAGGCAGCAGCTTTTGTTTTATTTTTCTTATCCGATCTGGTAAGTCCATTATCAACTTTATACAGATCAATAACACGTACAACCGAAGCAGCGTCATCCGTATTCTCGTACAAAGCGTTCTGCACCCATTTAGGCTGTTCTTCAACCCAATTATGAAATTGATCGGAATCACGAAGCTGATCAAAATCTTCATGCGCTTTCCTAATTTCATTCTCTGCACGACTCCTTGTTGCTTCTTCTTTTGCCTTGTTGAGTTCTTCTAGTTGTATATTAGCCTTATCAAACATTTGTTTTGCACGTTTGTCGGCTATTGTTTCTACCATTCCTGCTACATCAGGATATTTATCTACCCATGCCTGTAGGTCTTCATCAGACTTTGGTGGTACAAGTTTTTTTGTTTCTCCTAGTTTATCCTCTAGCTCCTTAATTTTGGCATTGTATTCTTTTTCTTTAGCAGCTAGGTGTCTTCTCATATCGCCATAGCGAGTTTTAAAAGATTTTTCTTCATCACTAAGTTCAACTTCTGGTTTTACTTCTTCAGTTTTTTCTTCAACCTTTTCTTCTTCTTTAGGTTTACTCTGTTCTTCCACAAGTTGTTTTAGTTCTTCTTCATCTTTTTTGATCTTGTCTTTATACTTAGATCTTGTTCTGCTCATATATCCTGCAGTTTTTTGTGCTTCCACATTTTCTAATTCTGGCATTTTACTTTTCCTTTCTTGGGGTCAACATTGTTGAGTAGCCAATTTATTTACTGCCTAGACCCTTACCTCTAGGCTTCTTAGGGTTACGTTTTGGTTTGTTTATTAGTCCTCCTTTGTTTATCATACCTGCAAAATTATCAGATGGATCTTCAAAATCTTTTGCTACTTTTTGTTTTGGTGTAGTTTTTGGTGAGCTAGAACCTGTTTGAGGTCCTGCTCTTGAAGATTGAACATCCTGAGAAAGTTTTTCTCTTGCTTGTCTTCTGCTTTCATTATCGTCACTTTTCTTTTTCATAGCAGCATTAAACTTAGGATCTGAAAATTCTACCTTTTGAACACCTTTACCTTTTATGTTGACATTCTGACCATGAAAACCTGCTTTAGATGCTTGTGCTAAACTATCAAAAACTGTAGATGTTGCTACTGGTGCTGAAGAACCAGAACTTCTTACAGTAGTAGAAGGAGTAGTAGGTGTATCATCTGTGTCATCACTTGACAAAATACCACCAAGCACTCTTACTCCTGCAGCTATTAATGGGTTTCCTGTAAAACCTGCTACAAGACCACCTAAAAGTTTAGTAACACTACCTAAATTAAAACCAGTATCTTCACCTTCAACTATCGCATTAACCTTATTTTGATCAATTGCATTACCTCCCATAGCTTTAAACTCTTCACCCATGAGTCTAAATCTTTTACCTATAGACAACTGAGAGTATGTTTCTACAGGTATATTTAATCTATCAGCAGAAACTTTAAGGGAGTTTTCAGTTTGTAATCTTTGAGCTTCTGCATTCATAATAGAAGAGTCTCTGTCATCTCTATCCTCTTTTGGAGCTTCAGTTACTTGAGCTTTTGCCTGAGAAGGTGGAGTATCTGACCAATCACCTGTTGTAAACTGTTTATAGTTTGGATTGGGTAAAAACTTTTGCTCTCCATTAACTGTAACCATTGTTCCCGGAACAGCCTGAACTCTACCATCAGGATGATAAAACATTTTAGAATGTGTATCTGGTGTTGTAAAATTCATTGATTGACCTGTCCTTGCAATAGGACTAAAAGGTGTACCACCAACAACACTAAAATCATATGGATTAAAAGTTCTAGCTTGCTCTATCTTCTTTTCATCTGCTGTTAAAACTCCTTGATTAGCTTTAATAATACCACCAAAAGCTTTCTTTTGTCTTTCTTTTTGTTTCTTTTCTTCTTCCTCTGGCTTACCGATTGCAATCATTGTAACAGACATAGGCTCACCACCTATTCTGCCTGTAGCTTCCATCTCTGCCAAGCCACGCTTTGCTTCCATTCTAAGATCTTCAAAAAACTTTACACCATAATACTG